ACATCAAATGCTGATATACGCCCAGCAGGAAATACAAAGAAATCAAGAATTTATATGAAAAAGTACAGATTAAAAAAAGAGGCAGTCCCCTTCTTTGTAGATAAGCTGGCAACTGCTATTTACGATTGGGACGTATGGCAAAAGTACAACGTAGATGATAAAGCCCTTGAGGAAGTAGAAGATGCACGAATTGAGTACGGAATAAAAACGAGTGAATCCGGGGCTACTTTAGGTGGATGGGATAAAAACGGAATGACGCTATGTTTTACTCTCGTATTCCCATCAATGAAGTATCACGAACATGATGTCTTTAGTAAGGGTAAAATGGTGCGCGAGTTGATGAATCGCCTTCAAAGGGAAACTAACAGTTTTGTAACTGAATTTTACAATGAATAATTTATAAATCATATCGTTTATGGACAAATTTTTAGGACAAGACATCCTTGAACAGGAACGTTGGCAGTTCCTTCAGGATAATGCCGATGCAGTAGAGAAAATCGGTTATACCCACCGATTCACACCCGAAGAATTGGCGCAAAAGAAAGAAACATTAGCCGAGGTATCAATTACAATCAATGATATTGAGATTGAAAAGAAAGAGGCTATGGATGAGTTTAAAGAACGTCTGAAGCCTTTAAACGAGGAAAAGCAAGAACTCTTGGACCATATCAAGAGAGGTTCAGAGTTTGTAGAAAATGAAGAATGCGCCAAAATCCTTTACCATGAGGAAAAGATGGCAGGATTCTATAACAAGTTGGGTGAGCTGGTTTACAGCCGCCCGATTATGCCGCAAGAAATGCAGAAGACAGTATTCAGTATTAACCGTAAAACAGGAACAGAATCATGAGCGAAAACAAAATTAACTTGGTTGTGCCGAAAGACTATAACGGCAAACCTATCGAAGTAGTATTGCGTGAAGGTGAAGCACCCGTAGCACTTGACCCGAAAGAACAGGAAAGAGTCGTTATCAATGGAACGATAGATGCACCTCTCAGATGGTTGGAGAAACGTGTCGAACTGATTAACCAGAAAGCGACGAACATTATTGTAAACCGTGATAAGATGGGGATGGCTCTGACGATTGACGAAACCAGTTACTATCAGACAGAAATCAACGGTATTTTACAGGCTTCAAAAGAAATGCAGGAGTTCGGTATCAACATGGATAAGAAATGGGAACCTATCAAGTTGTCCCAGTTCTTCAAGATGCACCGGGCTTTCTTTAAAGACAAGTCCGAGAGTATGACCCTGGTTTCTACTTTGAAAAATTTCAAGGCAAAAGTAAACCAAGACATTGAGCGCAGCAAGGAGGAAAACGGCAGCAAAGTTGACAACTACTCGCAGGTGGTTGATTCTAATTTGCCCAAGTCCTTCAAACTGAACATTCCTCTTTTTAAAGGTTTTTCTTGCGAAGAAATAGAGGTTGAGATTTACGCGGATGTAGACGGTAGAGACGTATCTCTTTCCTTAGTATCTGCCGGTGCGAATGAAGCTATCGAGGAATACAAGAATAAAGTGATTGACGAACAACTGGGTGCTATCAGACAGATTGCACCGGACATCGTAATCATCGAAGTATAACTTTGTTAACCTGCCTGTCCGGTCTGTGAAGATGGGGCGGGCGAAAATGGAGGTGCGCAGTGGAGTGCTTTTGACTTTCGAGAGGTGCACATGGTAGAAAGTACGGTACGTGAGATATAAGGAGTAATTAACCTTAGAAGTAGCGCAAAAGGATAAGTCCTTAATTGGGTGTTCGAATCGCCCCATCTCCACATAAATGTGAGCCACACATAAATGGCACGGGTCTTAAATAATGGTTGTGCCCCGGAGAATACGCTTCGGGGCTTTTAACAGAACATAATATTGGGAATATGAAGCCTTACATCATAACTTCCATGTCCCTAATCACGTATAGCGGCAGGAAGATACCTCTCGAAATAGTCGAGAGCCATATACTGACAAAGCCTTTGAAGGCAATCAAGGAAAAGCTGCTTGACGCTTTCTCCACGATGAAAGACAAGCCGGTGAATGTTGAACTTAAAATAAAGCATATATGATATATGACAAACAGATAATAAGAGGCAAGATACCTAGTAAATCCAATTGTTACAAGATTGTCACATTATCCGGTCATGGTTCTTTGGCAAAGCAGAAGGTTCTTAAAGAGTATGAAAAGACTTTTTATGTACAGTGCGGACTTAGAGACAAAAACATCAAAGGGTTCTTTAAGATAAATGTGGACGTGTATCACGAAAACTTGCGTCCCGACCTTGACAACGCTTTCAAAATTTTACTTGACTGCTTGCAAGGATGCAAAGCTATAAAGAACGACCGCCAGTGCGTGCAAATCCACGCGCGCAAATTGGTTGACAAACTCAATCCAAGAATAGAATTTGTAATTGAGGAAGTTGAATTATAAAATAATAGACAATTTGAAAGATGCATGATAAAAGATAGTTTTAAAGTTCCTTCAATCAAAGAAGTTGCCAAAGAGATAGAGCATATACCGAAATGCCCAAGAAGCGGAGAGATAAACATTTTGCATTTGTATATGGAAAGAAAACATTTATCTATTTCCAACAATTACAGCAGTAAAGAAAATGGCAGAAAAAGCAAAAAAGAAATCTTTCATTTTTAATGTTGAATGGCAAGAGATACTATTAGGTTACCCATCGGAGGTCAGACTTGAAGTGTACGATGCAATTATTGAGTATGTTGCGTCGGGGACAATTTTGGAGCTGAAACCAATGGCTAAAATGGCATTCTCCTTCATTAAAAAAGAAATAGATTACAATACCTGCAAGTACAATGATATTGTGGCAAAACGAAGCGAAGCAGGGAAAAAAGCAATGAATAAACGCTACAATAAAGTTGCAACAAATCTAACAAATGATAGCAAATCTAACAAATGTTATCAAGTTGCAACAAATCTAACTGTTAATGATAATGATAATGTTAATGAATCTCCTTACGGAGATAAAGTAGATGCTTTTCTCCCGGAAATATCAGACAAGCCTCTGAAAGAATGTTATGAGGAATTATCCGCCAATAGTTCATGGATAGAGACTGTCGTAATGAACAAGAGGTCTGCCGGACATCCGGACTTTACCCTGCAACATTTCCAAGAATATCTCAAAAAATTCTTTGAAAAACTTCAAAATGAGGGAGAAATCCGTAAAAGCCCTAAAGACAGCATGGCTCATTTTGTCAGGTGGCTGGATATTGAACTCGGAAAATCCAAAACGGACATGTATAAGGCAGCGAACGAACAGTTATTGTTGTCTGTCAAAGAGGACAAGAAAGGGTACTACCAATTCTTGTCGTACATCAAGAGGCAAGCTCCGTATTGTTTTTCAAATATGCGGCTTCCTACCGAGGAAGAGTTCTTGCTACTACGGAGCAAATACGGGAATGAGATGTTTAAAAGCGCATTGCGCACAATTGAAGGCAGGTCAGACATACGTTCTAAATGGGATGTTTTGTATTATGCCGTCTTAAAACAATTCGAATATCAAAATGGAAGTTAATATACAATTACGTGACGAGGAAGCAGAGAAAATTGTTCTCGGCACTATCATAGCAGAACGTGACGCGATAGAGCAAGTAAGGGACATTCTTTCAGAAGAGTGCTTCTATAACCATTTCCATGCGGAAATATACAAGGCGATAATTCAAGTTGTATCATCGGGAAATAGGGCTGACCTCATTTTCGTCAAGAGTAAGCTGGAAGAGAACGGAGTGAAATTTGACATAGTCGAATACATGAAGATTGTATCCTGCCATACTTTCGATTTGTATCAATACGCCTCGAGACTCCATGACTTGCGTATACGAAGAGCATTCTACTCCATTGGGCAGTACCTTGTATCCAACTCATATACGGAAGCCGAAGACATTGAAGATGTCGCAAAAAAGGTCAATGACGACATGGCTTCGTTGTTCAAATCAAGCAGTACTACAATTTCTTCGATAAATGAAGGGATTGAAAATGTGTACAAAATGATTAACGAAAACCTATCCGGCAGTAAGCCGCTTACTGGAACTCCGACGGGATTTGAGAAGATAGATTCCAAATCCGGAGGATTGCAGAAGTCTGATTTGATAATTGTCGCAGGTGAAACCTCACAAGGAAAAACGAGCCTTGCTGTGTCTATGATGCGAAATGCGAGCATTTCGGATACAAAGATAGCCATGTATTCAATGGAGATGAAGAAAGAGCAAATTGCGGCTCGTATTCTATCTATGGAAAGTGGAGTATCATCCAATCAAATCATGTATTCAAGGCTTACCGATTCACAGATACAAGCTATTGACAAAGGAATCGGAAATATAATCGGTAAAGGCATATACTTTGACGATAGGAGCACATCAAACATAGACACCATCATTTCGTCTATCCGGTACATGAAACTGAAGCATGATATTGATGGCGCGATAGTTGATTACCTGCAAATCCTCAATGTCAACATGAAGGGAGCCAACAAGGAGCAGCAGATGGGTGACGTGGCAAGGCGTTTGAAGAACCTGGCCAAGGATTTGGATATTTGGATTATCGCCCTTTCCCAGCTCAATAGGGACAAGGACAACCCGGTACCTTCCCTTGCAAGGTTACGGGATAGCGGACAGATAGCTGAAGCAGCCGATGTGGTTATGCTGATATACCGCCCGGAAGTCAAGGGGAAAAACTATCCGGAGGAGTTTTCCAATGTAAGTACAAAAAACACCGCAATGATAGATATTGCTAAGGGACGTAATATTGGCATTATGAAATTCATATGTGGGTTTAATCCTTCTACGACGATGTTTTATAATCTTGATTCGGTTCCCGTTTTTGGGAGCACCACTTCTGAAATGGTAGATGAAAATCCATTCTGATATGGCAAGGAAGAAATTACCCCTCTCCCCCGTCCGCTGCCGCCAATGCTCATACTCCATGGATTTCATAGAGAACTCTTGTTTATGCAAGGCCAAGGACCATAGGGTGTGCGCGTGTGACCGGTACGGGAGGATATGCGACAAATTCAAGAAGAAATAATTTTATGGACATGGAACTTGAAAAGAAAATCGAATTATTGGAGTGGCAGTGTGACAACGCACTGCGCCTGCGCTGCCCGTTTGTGGCAAGGAAGTACCAGCGCATGATTGACGAACTTGCCAAGGAGAGCAGGAACAGAAGTATGAACGACAAATGTACAAGAGATGAACAAGGACACGGCAACCCAAATAATCAGCAAGCATGAGAGCCTTGTAGTCCTCTGCACCTACAACATTCTGTTCACGAACGACATCTGTTGCGGACAGATTATCGAATGCATTCATGCGATGAAACGCACACCCCACTACAAGCAGGCATTCAAAAGATACTTGAACGATGCGGACAGAGCGAGAAGGGAATACGAGCGGACCGTAAACGGTATCATCGGTTCAGACCGCAGCGAATTCTTTGCCGAATGTAACGACAAGTATGTGGAGGAAGTGAACAAGCACGTGGATATGCTATACTGGCAGTTCAAGCAGGCACTTGATGACAACGGAATATCCCATTCCGCAGAACTTGCAAAGTTCGAACTGGCAAGGACGTTGTGCGACTATGCTTGTATACAGTTCGACGAACGGATAGGAGAACTAAGGAAGAAGGATTCAAAGTTCAACGGATTCATGCTGGATTACCTTAAACTGGCTAAGGTGGCAAGACTGATGAACCTTGCCTCCGACAATCTCAAAATCGGCAGAACGGTGAACATGAACACTGAACGCTGTACTTCAGCATTTGAAGTTCTTGCAAGGAAACTGTCGGATGCGGACAATATTGCCAATGCGATAAAATAGAAGTATAGGAACATTCATCAGACAATCCCCCGTTTAGATTGCACCACCATCTGAAAGCGTCATGGTGCAAGATGTGTATGGCAGAGGTACAGAGCGAGCGGAATAGAAAGAGGAAAATGAATTGAGATTAACATGTGCAAAAAGAAGCCATTTCTGCACATGAAGTATTAACACGAGCGGAAACCGGTGGTTTTTGCTCACAACAAGAAAATATATGAAACATATGAATATTCCTGCTTTTAAGTATTGGCTCCGGATACATGGCTATCGTTTGGAGTGGTTCGGTACAGGGATAAAGAGTAATCCTATTAAGGTTAAATCAAAAAGGAAATGAAACGTCTAATTGATGCTATAATAAAGAAATGGTTCTGCTGCCATGAGTGGGAATTCTTATTTGAAAGGAAAGTAGAAGTTGTTGATGATTGGGGCGATAGCAGTTGGTACACCGTACGTCACTACTTCTGCAAGAAGTGTGGTAAATACAAGAAAATTAAAAGTCATTGATATGAAACAGACAGTAGAAGAAGCTGCTCATTCTTTCGCAGAAAGTAGAAGCAGCGGAAGTGCATTCCCAGCATATTATCAAGGGTTCATTGCCGGTGCGGAATGGCAAAAGGATATTTCCAGTGCTAAATGGCAGTCAAAGCAATCACCCTGGATAAGCGTTAAGGACAAGGCTGGTTGTGACACATCTGGCGATTGTATTGTAATGGTTGTGGATGGTGATATATTCAAAGCGTATTTTTCATCTGAAAACAAATGGATGAAAAGTAATGGTGGTTATTATGATGAAGTCATAGATGATGTTGTCGCATGGATTCCCATTCCCTCTTTTGATGAGATACTCAAAGCCAACAAGGATATACTGGAAAGATTAAAATAAGATAAAATGGTAGAACTATTTGATAATTTGAAAAATATATACCCTGATAGAATTATTCTATTTCGAGTTGGCGGTAGCTACGAATTGTATAAGGAAGATGCAGAATGTGCTTCCGGTGTTTTACATATTAAAGCTATTAGTAATGTAGAAGGTATATTGGTTGTTAAATTTTCTATGCAAGATTTGGATAAAAATATTGAAAAATTAGTGAGAAGCGGATTAAGAATAGCGGTTTATGATGAAAAATTATGATTTACGGATATATTAGGGTAAGCAGTGACAAGCAGACTGTAGAGAACCAACGTTTTGAGATAAGCAACTTCTGTAAAATTAGTGAGTTAACAATTGACGATTGGATAGAAGAAACTATCAGTGGAACGAAAAATTACACAAAACGACAGCTTGGACGTTTACTGCGTAAAGTACGCAAAGATGATATTATCATCTGTAGTGAGCTTTCACGTCTTGGACGCAATCTTTTTATGATTATGGAAATCTTGAATATCTGTATGACAAAAGAATGTAAGGTATGGACAATTAAAGATAACTATAGACTTGGGGAAGATATACAAAGTAAAGTTCTTGCCTTTGCTTTTGGATTGTCAGCTGAGATTGAACGTAATCTTATCAGTCAACGTACAAAAGAGGCATTAGCGAGAAAAAAATCAGAAGGTGTAATGCTCGGACATTGTCGTGGTTTTCGCTGTAGACTTAATCCAAAATGTGCCGACAAGCATGATTATATTGTCAAGGAATTGGCTAAAGGAACAGAAAAAACTGTTATCTCTAAAAGGTTGAAAGTCTCAAAAACAACATTATATCGTTATCTCGTTTATACGGGGCTTCATTTGCCTATAAACTGCAAACAAGAAGGGTGGGAAGAGTATGGCATCTATCATTGACAACGCTAAATAAAAAGAAAGAGATTGATATATGATTTTCTTTGGAAAAATAAACAACAAATCATGCGTATTTGTTCCAACACTTGATTCTGCAAAAGAGTATATTAAAGATTTTACAAAATCAACCATTGCAGAAGTACCTATTGCGATGGTTAATGAGTATAACAGATATTTTATTACTTCTTCTTGCCGATTGTTTTTTACACGTCATGTTTCAAAACGTTTTTCTATAAATGAAAAAAAAATAGAACAATCAAAAAACGGAAAATATCCAATTGTAAGACTGTCTATTGGGTATAAAAAAGAAATATCTCGTAAGCTTTCCCTTGTGATGTACAACGCATTTGTTAGAAAGAAATGGAGCGAGGTAGAGCCTAAACACATAGATAGAAATCCTTTTAATTGTTCTATTTCAAACCTTATCGACGAAAGGGTGTTGGAAAACCACGAAATTAAAGATATGGAGTTGCAATCCTTTCCAGAACGCTTTACAAAAGTATCTGACATATTATTATACCTTTATGGATATAAAATAAGTAGGGAAGACGCTGAAGATATTGCTGCAAACGCTTATATAGAGACTTACTGCAATAACTCTCTTCAAGCCAAACATGCAAACAACAAATGGTTAAAGACGGCAAAGCATAGGGTACTGGATTTTATTGAGCATAATAAACATGTCAGATATATCGAGCCCGTAGATTTATGCAAATGGAGATGCGAATGCCACCAATACTACGGAGAAAAAATAGATATAATATCCCTAGCTGAGGGGAATAGGGCAAAGACATATTTACGATATTATTTACAAGGATATACTCCAACCGAAATAGCATATGAATTTAACACAACAAGGTCAAATGTAGCTTCAATAATTACAAAACAAATTAAAAGAATAAAAATTAAACTACAAATATGATATAAGGATGTACTGGAACGGATTAAGGAGAAAGGAGATTGATATATGATTGAACGAACAAGAACCGTAAAACACATAGAAAATGAGCAGGTTTGAGAAAGAGATTCTTCCTTTCATGGAAGAGGAAATTATGCGAAAACTCCGTACACACAACGTGTACAGCATAAAGGAGTATGAAGACATACGGAAAGCGGTAAGGTATTCAATCAGATTTTGTAAGAAAAATAAAATTATTCGATATGGGATTTAAAAACGGAACAAAGCCAGGTGAAAAAAATAGAAAAGGACATAGATGGATAAACAACCCCAACAATGCGCATAAAAAGTGTACAAAGTGCGGCTGTATGGTCGATGTGACTTCCTCAAAAGGAGAAAGTATCTATACATACACAGACAATAAAGGTAACAAATCGGCAGAATGCCCTAATTGTATTTGATATGGAAATAAAGAACGTAGGACAACTTAGAAAAATCATAGAGAACCTTCCCGATGATTTTGAAATCGAGATGCGTGTCAGACGCAAATTGACGGATGAAGAATTGAAAAATTGCAGATACCCTTATCCTTATGATACAGAGTATTTAATTCTTGAATTTGACGATATAGGTGTTTCAAACAAAGTGTTGTGCTTGGGTGTAACTTCTAATGGATGAACGGTATGGAAGTAAAGAATGGAATAATAATAGACGGAGTGCTGCATGAAGCTGCGAATTATCCAAATGACTATGAATGTACTATATGTTCCCTTCGTAGGAAATGTGATGAATTAGAGAATAGTTGTGATGAATGGATTTGCAGGCTTATTGATTGTAGGTATTTCGTCAATCGTGGCAAAGTAACGGTTACACTTTCCCGTGAAGAACCTAAAAGCGTTGGAGAAATATATCGAAATGGAGTAAAGATAGATAAGGAGGAATTATGAAATCAAAACAAGTATTATCAATTGAGCAGATGAAGCACTTGCAGGAGCTTGGATTAGATACGGGTGATGCAAGTATGTGCTGGTGTCGCGCTATCTCACATAAATCTGTAACGTGGGAGCTTGAAATCTATGAGTATGTAATAAACCAAAAACTGGATTCTAATTTTTGGGAAACAACCCCTACTTACACTTTGCAGGACATTCTGGATAAGTTACCAGAATCAGTACAGGTATATGATTTGTACATATTTAAGAAAGTAGGGTTGTGGTGGCTCAAATATGTAGACGTAACGAATAATGGAACCGTTCATTTAGAAAAGATGCCGGGAATAATGGATGCAGCCTATTATATGTTATGTTGGTGCATTCAAAAGGGGTTTGTTAAAACTAATAAGGAGGTTAAAGATGGAAGAAAAGAAAATTGATTGGGAACAGAGGCGTTATGAACTAGCGAAGGCTGCAATGCAAGGATTTTGTAGCAATCCACATGAACAGATAATGAGTGCTGACTCAAATATAGTGGCAGAATGGAGTATTGGTTTTGCTGATTCACTAATAGAGAAACTGAAAGGAGATTGAATAATGTCAAGAAGAGAAATATTAAAGCTATCAGATATGAAAGACATGCACGGCTCTATTACTTTGGAATATACCGGGATTCTTTATGCTGGTGTAGATAGGGAAAAGAAGCTCCGTGAATTGGCAAAAGTTAATCCGCAGGAGTATTGTCTTGCATTGGGTGTGAATGATGATAGTGAAATTTTCAAAGACATTTCGTCGGGTTCCTTAGTGTCACCGATGAAATTTTTTAAGAAACTGAAAGGAGAATAACTATGGGATTTACAACACCGTGCTTTATACGCAAAAATACACCGGAGCTTCGGAAGGAGCTGGAATATTTGGGCTATTCACATGGTAAGCCTGAATATTATGCAGATGATGATGACAACAAGTATGATTTTGTTATGTGTCACAATGGAAGGTTCTTTTTACTCTCTCAAGAGAACCATGTGATAAGGAATGGGCATCCTTTGAAAAAACATGGAAGTATTAATTGCGGAACCAACGAATCTTTGTTTCTTGCCATTGCCGCATTGAGAGATGATGTAGATATACATCAATGGTTTACAGATGGTAATGAATGGTTGCTTTGCAAATATCTGAAAGTTGGCATGCACTACCAAGACAAGCCGGAAATACTATTTGAAAAGTGGCACAAGGCTACCGTAAAGGAATTGCAGGAACTATTCTCCCCAAAGATTCAAGTCCCTCAAATAGAGTGGAACATCAATGACGTCATAAATAAAGATTAGTATCATGGAACAGAACAAGAAAGAGGTGGTCTTTGACGGCAAGGACCTTATATTCAAGGTGGATGGAATAGAAATCAAGAACGGGAAACTGCCTGATTCCTTCAGTATAAAAGAGCGCTATGAGATAAGCGCGGAAAGCCTTACCAAGCTTGTCGTAGCGTTGGGTGACGGGAATACACTTGCCGAATTTAATGAGGAACGAGGGTGTTACGGTGTTTTTAAAGCAGAAAGAACTATATATCCATTAAAAGATGATTATGTCAAGAAGCTTGTCGAAGAAGTAAAGTCCCTACAAGAAGAGATTCTTACGGAACGTAGAAAAGCTTCTGATGAAGGATACAAGCGCTACCTGCTGGAAAACTTGATTAAAGAGCACAACAAGCGCTCCTGGTGGGGACGGGCAGAAAAGATTGAACTGAAAACAGAAGACTGACAATGGACCTAAGAATAATAGATTTCCCGGAATACCCGTGGAAGACCCTGAATGTGCATAAGGACTTTAGTTACTCGTTCAACATCAGTCCGGTAAAGAAAATAGAAGGGGATTTGTTCGATTCCTCCAAGATGAAAGTTGTGTCCTACAATGAAAACACCCATGTGCAGATATTGGCTGTATGTGACCCTTACGGACCGCCTTTCTATGTACGCAGGGATATGGACGGTTTGTTGTGGTCCTCATGGGTAAAAATAGAGGAGGAACACTTCTGGCAAGAGATTAACGGTTGTGCGGCAGCCATTAATTTCCCTCCTCTGTGTACGTCTCATTATTATTTTTAATCGAATTGAACAATCAGAAATTAAAAACTAAAACTTATGGAATCAAAAGATTTTTTAATTGAATCAGAGAATCCGAATAACTGTCATCGGCATTCCTCTCCAAATGGGCAAACAGTTCTTCCAGCGAATTCCACTGACGGGAGTCGCCAATGTGAAGAATCATCTTCCACAGATAAGGATTTTCGAGAAACAGAGGAAACATTCGAGCAGCAATCGCATTGTAATGGTCTCTGTGGTATACATTCTCTCTTAGAAGGCTATCCCAGGATTGTAGAATTGTCTGAAGAGGAATATGCCCGACTCTCAAACCTTTCTCCATTGCCCGGGAAAGAAGGCCATCCAGATAGTCCCGGAAAATTGGGGCCTTTATGTTCTGAGTGCTAAATGTAGGGTATGACGACCAGGCTTTATATATGTTATGTATATGGTACATAGACGAAAGCTCACAGATGGTTTCTTCAAACCACATCAAGCCTGATATTTCATCTATCATCGGACCATTAATTAAATGATGACAATATTCATGTGCGAACTGATATGCCCACTGACACCAATAATCATCATGCGTATGTAAGTAAATTACCCTTCCATCGGCGGTATCGCTGCATCTGGGTTCGTCTTTAAAGTGGTTATACTTGATTATGCACGGCTTTGACGAAAAAAAATGAATGGATAAGGCTCTTGAGAAAGCCATGTCAATATTCATAATGACATCCGATACGATAGGCACACAAAAGTCACCGAACCCTTCATCATGTACAAGTGTGATGTTCGGGCAGATTTGAACAATTTCATTCATAATTTAAAGTTTAAAATTTGACGAAACAAATATACTAATAAAAACGGGCACACCCGACATCCATAATGATAAGTTTAGAATTTGACACTTTACTCTTTTTCATTTGGGTGTGCCCTTTATAAAGGAAAAAAATGATTATATGACCGAAGAACTTGTAACATTAGAGACAGCGAAGCTGCTGAAAGAGAAAGGTTTTAATGAGTATTGCAAATATGTCATTAGCGATAAAGGCTTGATGATGGAAACCATATTCCGAACCAGCAAGGATTTACCTAAATCATTCTATTCTTGTCCAATGCAATCCATAGCTCAAAGGTGGCTGCGCGAAAACAAGAACCTACATGTACTCTCTACTCCTAAAGTAGTAGAGAGTTATAATAAGATAGGAGAAGTCGTTAAAACCGAAGTAGAATTTTATTATTGGGATATATATGTCGTTGGCAGCAATAAACATAAACATATCATCCAAAATTGCTTCACCAATCAATTTAATACCTACGAGGAAGCACTTGAAGCAGGAATACAAGAAGCGTTAAAACTTATATGATTATGGGAACCGTAGAATTGATAATTAAAATCTCCATCACTTTATTCAATGCCATTGCATTAGGATTTGTCCTAATCCTGGTAAGCAGATGGCATAGACGCATGGAGGACAAGCTGAATGAGATAAGGGGATATACCCGTAGGGTTTCAGACCGTGATGATGTTATTTATATGAATCAGCTTCAATGGCTGAAAAGTAAGTTGATTGAAGAGGAACGGTACGAGGAAGCCGCTAAAATCAATAAATGTATTGAGGATGAGTATAACAAATTAAAGAATAGAAAACATGAATCTAAATGAATTGCGCGACCGCGCCTATAAAACCGCCTGCGAGCACGGTTTCCATGATGAAGAATTGAGTAACGAACACTGCCTTTGCCTTGTCATATCCGAGCTTATGGAAGCTGTGGAAGCTGACAGGAAAGGACGATTTGCCAAAGTTCCGGTTGATAAAAAAGGTACAATATTTGACGAACGGACTTTTCATTATCAAAATAAGTATTTTGCGGAAAACTTTGAAACATATATCAAAGACTGTGTGGAAGACGAGCTTGCCGATGCAGTTATCCGCCTGCTTGACTTGTGCGGACTGCGTAAGATTAAGTTGGAGAATGGCTGTCTTGATGATGAAGTGCTTGAAGAATATTCGCACATATTCATTGGCAAAACATTCACGGAGTCCATTTTCAATATTACCAGAAATCTTGTTGACAGAGATATAGTTTACTCATTCATTAAAATATATGGTCTAGCCAAGCATCTGGACATAGACCTTATATGGCATATTGAGCAGAAGATGCGATACAATGAATTGAGAGAAAACAAACATGGAAAAAGATATTGATTATGTACAGGTATTTAGAAACCGATGAATACATATATTCAATAGATGTAGATTTATCTTCATATAAGCTTACATTATTGCCTATGGTTTGTATAACGCTACTTAGCGATAATGGATTCAGTATTCAAGTGGGAATATTCAATTTTATAGCTGTATTTGTAAAAATAAGGAAATTCCCGGATGAAAAAATTAGAAACATTGTGGAGAATTTATTAAAATAAACATATAAGAAATAGCCATGAGAGTAAAGAAATATTTCCATAACATCCAGTGTGATGTATGTGGGGATTTAGCCAATGAAGAGATGTGGCATGAGGATATGAAAACCGTTGCCGAAGTAGCCAATGAAAGCGGATGGTATTACGACCCAGTGGATGACAAGCACTATTGCCCGGATTGCTATGAATATGGGGATGATGGAGAGATATTAGTTAAAGACGGAATGGTAAATACAATGGAGATAATATTATTAGGGAAAAGGCTTGAAGACTACCCGGAAACAGAATATTACGAACGAAGGCTTATCTATACAACATACAGTTCTGGCTTCAGAGAGCATAACATTGCGGCATTCAAGAGAAGGCTGAAAAAAGACTTTGACTACGAAGTAATAAATCATTTCGTCAAGGACGGTAACGACTTTTGGACTACAGATGAAATTATAGCCGCTGTCCGTGTTTCCTTGTCCCTCAATCTGCTTACGGATGAAGAATGGAAGAAGGCAATCCCGATTATAGAGCGTGGTCTTGAAGCCAATAAAGCCTATGTCCGTATGCTTGACGAGATGTCGGATATATTGGAGAAGTATTGCGAGGAATGGGAGGATTTGGGTATGCGCCATACCTTCATGCAACGTGTTCCTCATGAATGCTGGCAGGGACGTTTTAGCAGGCATAGCCAGAATCCGGAACAAAAGCCGAATTATTCATGAGTAAACTATACAAAGTAACCCTCTTCGGCAAACCGTTCATTCTCGGATGGTTCAGCCACGCGGACAAATGGTATCACAAGATTGGAATAATATATTGAAATCATGAGAAAAGTAGACAGACTGAAAAAGCTCCATGCCCCTATTGATGACAAATACAAGAAGATTGACACAACGGTCAACGGGGACGTGGAACGCCTCGCGGAGATGCACAGAGAAACGGAAAAGGGGAAATATCCCTTACGCATAGACCACCGTACCGTAATATACGTGACCAGAGACAAATGCACTCCCGAATATGCCGCAAAAAAGCGCAAGACGTTGGGTCTTGCCCCTGCTATCGAAGTAAAAGGACACGCATCAAGACTTGTGGACATGGACAAGCTGCGGAGGATGGTAAACGACGGGATGAAGTCCAAGGACATTGCCTATGAGATGGGCGTGGCGGCATCCACCATAAGCACTTACATAAGGAAGTACGGTTTGAGAGACAAAGGGTAGATTAGTTCAAGGACCTATCAAGTTCACGCATACAGACACAACAATATCACCCTCACTATTACAGCGATAGGCACCAGCCAGTCAAGGACGCGCTCTATGCGTTCCATAGCATGACAAGCAGAAGCCGGCAGAAATCCGAATAGTAACGGTCGTCGGCCTGCGCAATCAATATGTCCAAATCATCGCTTCTCATTAGCCAATATGGATTTTATGTCATCTTCAGTGAAACCGAAGCAGGAGGCAAAACGCCTGAAAGCCTCACGCCTATTCTTCGGGATAAGAGCGTACATGCTGTTGGCTGGAGTTTCGCTCTTCAATGCCTTTCTAATCTGTTTCTTTCTCATAAGACTATACATTTGAATGTCCGAATTTGGATACCGCCCGGACATAAAAAAGGCGGTAAACCTTACTGGAATTACCGCCTTGAAATCTCAATTGAGGATAAACATCCTTGCGTTGGGCATACCCACAATCATTGAAGGGCAAACGTGTGGCAAGGATATAATATGTATCTTCTACCCATGGTTTTCATTTACTTCATTTGATTTGTCATTTGCCAAGAAATGCCCCCTTAAAACAATCAATCCGAGACCGATTATATTAACGGTTGTGGTAGAAAGAATGGTTATCATTATAGGATTCGGAATGCTTATACTAAAATACGGGTTGACTGCCGGTATCGACACATAGCTTGCCAATACAATACACAGCACTATAAAAAGATATACAGCAATTACCCTCAAAGACCACTTTTCAAGTCTCCTTCTTGCTTTCGTGTTTTCAACTATGCGATGTAAATGAATCAGCTCCTTACTCTTCTTGATATTTCCGTCCGTTGTTTCTGATTCCAACAAAGACTGGACTGTATCGAGAATATTAAGGTCCTTCTTTTTCTCCTTGAATGGCTCTGAAAAGAAAAATTTAATCCAATATGGAATATAATGCCCTAAATGGATTAAGTAATGATACCATTTAATGGGTTTTCCGGTTCCGAATATAGAATCAAAAAGACTGGAGTTATCATTTGTACCTTTCATTGTTTTATCCTATTTTGAGGTTTTAGGAAATAGGCCTTAATCAGTTCCTTTGAAATAGGAGTATTCCATTTGTTTTGCCCGGCAATGTCCCCATTTTTATTTTTTATGTAAAGCGTATCATACCAAGGAGAACCTTCCTGATGAGACCATTGGGTTAATGATAATGCACTCATGTTATACATTGCGTCAACCGCGGTCTTTACCAATTCAAGTGCCTTAGAATGCTTGTTAAATTCGAACAACACATCTTTAGGAAAGGAAGTGACAATTTCATCAGGATTTATCTTTTTATTCACAATCGGGAATACCGGACCATAAGGCCATGCCTTGGGAGAATCGTCCTCAAACAATAATCGGTCAGTCTCCGCATAGTACACACCATACACATAGAACAAAATCTTATTGATTTGGGTCTTGTTCAAACGTACCATATGCAGTTTTTGGGCTGCATACTGAATCAGTCGGGCATAGTCTGTACTTTTTAATACCATTGCGCAAATCGTTTAACGGTGCAAATATGGCATTTTCTGCTGAATTTGCATCATATCACATCTCTTTTTATCGTTTTTAGGCGTTATTTAGTCTAAAAATCGCATTTCAGCGGTAATTCCAACAAGTCAAAGAACGATTACGAAGAGGATACTACAGCATTTCCCTCACCTTATGCTTGCAGCAGTCGCACTCACACAGCAACGGGTGGGCATACTCCCACGTCTTTTCCACTATATCATCCCCTATATACTGGATTTCTTCGCCATACGGAGTTATGTCAAGTGCCTGGCATATATGAGTGGCCAGATGCCCGCACTCATGCCGCCAGGACTTCTCAAACTCCTTTGCGGAAGAAGTAAGGGCAATGACCATCACCGTTTCCCTGTCCCGGAAATTAGAGTATGTCACACCGGTATTCATTTTGCCGGCACTCATACTCTCATAAGCCGTGCGGAGCATCTCGCCGCTACATCCTATGGAGTGCATACGGTCCATTATCTCGTCGACATAGTAGGTGTCAACGGCGTAATACACATACACGTTCCAGCCGTATTCCTCCAGAACAAACCTCTGACGTATCATGACTGGCGGTTATAACATTTCATCCCACTCTATAGGCTCACCAGCTCGGCACATTTTGGCATACCACATAGCCATGGCCATACCGTCCGGAGCATCGGGGTCGTCAACCATATCCTTTATATAGGAAGCCAGGTGGGCTTCATCGGGGACGGACGATTTGAGCAAGTCAGCCTTGCCCTGGTTGGCCCAGTACACGTAATTGTAGAGGGTGTTGTTTTCCAGTTTCACCCCGTATTTTAAAAGAAGCTCGTCAACCTTCTCCTTGGAGATCGGCTCAATACGCTCCTTCTTTCCGGTTGAAGGATTCGTCTTCTTCATCAGGGAAACGGCGAAATCGCACAGCTTCCTGTTGAAGCTCCATCCGAAATTGGAAAGATACGCCTTCATCTCCCGGGGACGTTCATCATACATGTCCAATGGTTCTCTTCTCATGACATATCAATTATTGTAGGGGAGCCGCAAATGCCACTCCCCAAAGTTACACTTAACGGTAACGGGAATAACGCCCGGTTCCACGAACTCCACGTCTTTGTCCCATGCCGCTGCCTCCACGGCCATAGCCACCGCGTTCACCCATGCTTTCCTCGTCATAATAACGTTCTTCGTCATAATAACGGTCATCATCCCGGCGTTCGCCCATACCCTCGCCTTCGGAAAGCTCCTCTATGCACTGCATGAGCTTGCCGCCGTAGCGAAGCATCTTTTCCGCATAGTCGGACATTTTCTCGACCTTGCTTTCGGAAATTTCAATCATCATCATACTATTGCTTTTTAGAATTGTTACTACCAGACGCCTTTTCAGAAGACTTGAAGAAATCAGCCATCATTGCCTTCAACTCACTCAATTCCTGACGGAGAGCCTTGTTCTCCGCATCCTGGCGCTGACGTTCCGCAAACTCCGGGTTAAGCACCTGAAGCATCTTGTCGCATGACTCCATGACCGAGCGGTGATGGTCCACGCTTCCCAATATCTCGGAAGAACGGTTTCGCATGGCAGCCACTTCCGCATTCATGGATTCCCTTGAACCGGATATGACCATGTTGCCGCCTCCGGGAAAGTTCGCGTCGGCGATGTCCGACATTGCCGGTATCTTCTGGAAAGTGACTGTCTGCTCTCCGACCTTGATTGTTATGTCAACCACCATTTTCGGGGGCTGGCCATAAGGGATGGGTTGTTGCATGAACTCCGGGACGGGATTTGACACACCGACAACGGAACCGACCTCAATATACGGAGTACCGTCCTTATGAAGGACAAAGAACTCGCTGTTTACTCTTAAATTCTGAAAAGGCATAATCAATTAACTCTTTAAGGAGCGGGATTGCTCCCGCCCGTTGTTGTTTTTAAACCACTCCGGTCATAATCTGCAACGTGTTGGCTGCACGGTCAAACCAGAATTCATACACTCCGGTACCGGGAATGTCTGCCGCGGTCAACGCCTCTCCGTTATATTTGGTGACCGCCTGGGTGGCACCATTGGTCTCGAACAGAACGGGAAGCGTGCCGGTTGTTCCGGCAGGTACCGCTTGGGCGATGTCGACATATATCGTCCCTCTGTACCACGCGTTTACAAAGGCATGGTTGGGAAAGGAAAACACCACATTAGCAGTATTGACCGTCACACCCGAGGTTGATATAGCCGCAGAACCCCTGCGATTAACAAATTGGAAAGGATATACTGCCATAATAGCCTCCTTCCTCAATTAACCCCAGAAACCATTACCGGCAGCGTAAGGATTGAAACCGCCGTACAAGCCGTATTGGTATGCGACACAATTGGGGACCGCTGCAATAGGGCTGTAAGGCACTGTCACAGTCTCCGGCTGCTTGCATTCAATCTTTGCAAGACGTGCGCTCAAATCTGTAAGGGCCGCTCCAAGAGGCGCGGTAGCCTGGGCCACAATTTGGGAAGTCATCGCTGAACTCTTGTAGGCGCTGTTCTCTTCACGAAGCTTGTCAATCTTGTTCTGCATCTCACGCATCTCGGCAGCACGCTGTCCGGCAAGAATCTGCTGTGTGCTGTCCTTGATGGAATTCTGCAAATCACAGGTTTGACGTTGAGTTTCGTAAGCCACGGATGCAAAGCCTCTCTCCTGCCCGGTAGCAACACCGTTAATTGCATTCTGCAATGTGTTAGTCTGTTGGCAAATAGCCAAGCGGTTTTCGCAGCAACAAGAAGCAATTTGCTGGGCAATGCTGCAGTTGCCTTGTTGGATGGCATTGATAATCTGCATTGAACTCTGTCCCACCTGGTTGCCCACTTGCTGGACTTGTGACATTACGCCATTGATGGCACTCTGGACCTGACCGATTGAACAGTTCAGATTTGTGGCCAGATTGTTGATGGCCTGGCCGTTCCCTTGGATAGCACTCATAAGCAATTCCCTTCCTGCGTCATTGTTAATCAGATTGGGGATTCCTGCCGCTCCGTTGCCGCCACCGAATCCACCGTTACCCCATCCGTTGTTGCCCCAACCCATGAGGAAGAACAAGAAGATTACCCAGATGAACCATGAACCCTCCCCGCCAAAACCACTGTTGTTGCGACCGTTCATGGCTACAAGCAAATTCGGGTCTATGCCCTTCTGTTGCAGAAGCGGTGCAAGCATTGCCATCATGCCGCCGCCACCATTGTTCCCGCTTTCCGGGAACACATAAGTCTTTGTTTCGCTCATAATATATACAATTAGTTCCGGTCATATGACCGTTTACAAAAGTATATACTTAATACCGGTATGTAAATCAATTGTTTCCCAACGATTTCCTAATGTTTTCCCAATATATTCTCAACATTTTCCCACCTTCCATGCGCTCATGGAAATTGGAAATCATGTAGTTCACCGCACGTTTGGTCTTGTGGATATGAACCGCTATCTGTGAAGGGTACATGCCCCTATCGGCAAGGAGGGATACAAGGAGATAGCGGGCATCCACCGTTTCCGCGTCCTTGTCCGGAGACAAGATACGTTCTGCCGGAATTTCGGTTTCTTGTGATACGAGATTGATTGTTTCGGCAAAGATTTCTGACTTGCACATGATTTTTCAGATTTTTATCCGTATCTTTGCCCTGCCACATAAAACTTGATATATACATGAACAAAGCACAAGATACCGTGTTGAAGATATTAAGCCTCCAACGTGCGGTATCTTATGCTTTTTCAAATTTTTATGTGGCAATAATTATTTGAGCGTTGGGGGCTTTCTTTTTACTCTAAGCCCCGAAAAGAGCGCATCTGTACGATAAGTTTTCCTATGGGCGCTTCTACTCGCCCGGATGATAACGCTAAGTCATATCAGCCTCCTTTCTTAAGTTTATAAACCATTTTCCCAAAAACTATCAGTAGTACCACTACTATGGTGGTAATAGCGAAACCGCCAGCTTCCTGCTTGAAGGACTGCCATCGGGTCAACTTCTTCTCAACCGGATAAGGAACCTGAATGCTGTCTGTCCTTTCGATATAAAGCGTATCATGCTTGATTTTATCCACAAACAGATATTTATACCTGAATTGATAGACAGTATCTCCCTTGTCAAGTACATATACGCTGTCACGCATATATATGCTGTCACGCCGGTAAACGGTATTATACACGCTGTCTGTACGCACCGTTTCCACCGGGACATATCTTATGTTTCCACACGATGAAAGCAATATGCTCCACAGCATAGCGGACAAGCCGACGGCAAGCCAAAACAATAATCTCCAAAATTCCGGACAATCCGATTTCTCAATGAACCTTTTCATAGCTATTCTGTTTAATGATAAACTGTTCGTATGTGCGACGGCTTTCCGCTGTGAAGTACATTGCCGTTTACAATAAGTTCCACCCGTTTTCCACATCAGACATTACAGCCGGAACACCGTTCTCTACCTGCGAAATAGCGGCTGCAAAAGCACACATCGTAGCCTTATCCTCAATATCCGGTATATAAGTGTTAGGCACCTGCATCTCACTGCATACACGATTGATATAACTGGAAGTATTATTCTCGCAAGGCGGTGCCCAACGATTAATGAAATCACTGATAGTTCTACAGTTGTGCAGTTTACGGTAGTTCTGCAAAAGCTTTATCAAGGCACGATAACCGTATGCCATTGACTTGAACTGCTTGAACGACTTGTCTTTACTCGGTGTTATCTCTCCGACCCATACGGTAGAACTGTTACGGATATTTCCTGGATTATTGTTTCTCAAGCCTCTTGGTAAACTCATTTCTTTTCCTCCTTTCCCTTTTCATTGTCAAACAATACCTGAGCCATGATTTTGGCAATATCATCCTTGTTCTCGATGATTACACTCATCGTCTTCTCAGCTTTCCGCAGCTCCGCTTTCTCCCATGACTTCTCCCTTACCGATACGAACTCACAGAAGATACAGTAGCCAGTCCACAGCATCGAGAAAACCGGGAAAGGGATAACCACACAGCAGAGCAGGTCGATAAAGCACAGTTCGATGAACGGGGTAAAATACTTCCTTGCTTTGGTGGCGGTCTTCTTATATCCCGTGGAAGTCCTCGCCTCTCCCCTCTGACGGGCTTTCAGCACTCCGGAAACCAAATCAACGAACATTGCACCGATAGTGGCCGCAATGCACAAAGCAATCAGTACAATGTGAGTCATCATGTGCTCGTTGATAAAATTGTAAATCACATCTTTCATTGAAAGTAGGTTTTAAACACATTAATATGATAGATATTCACCCGTCCGTAGTTGGCGTCAAATATCTTCTTTATCTCGTATCCCAGCCCATAGGACAGCGCCTTCATCTTTCGCCAGTTGATGGAACGCCAGTTCATATTATGCTCCTTCGCCCAACGCTTGATACTGTACCACTCCTTGGATTCGTCAAGCTGCTCGGTCTTCTGTTCAAGAAGAGCCTTTGTTCTTTCTTTCTCCTCCACTTCATCCGCAAGCCGGCGTAACGCTTCCGCATATGTTTGAGGAGTTGTAATTCCTTTCAATGCTCGCTCCATTGCCTCAAAAGCGTCATAAAACTCATTCTTGAATTTCAAAGCCTTTATGCCATTCCACCCCATTACCAAAATAGAGAAACCTTTTTGATTCATGATATAAGCCGGATTGCTTTTTCCGGTCGCATCTTCGTAAGTAGTTGATACAAAAGCTAAACGCATTTTTGCGTTGAGTGATTCGTCCTCTGTATTAAGAATATTATCAATGCTTCTTATTACATCGGCATGTCTTTTCCCGAACTTCTCAGCCACCAAAAGGCTATTGGTTAAAACTTGGCCATTCTGACCTTTAAAAACTAAATCTGTCATATTACCTGCTTTAATGTTAACTTTTAAATGCTATCAATTACCCTATTTTCAAACTAACCAAAAAATTGTCTGTCAAAAACGACAAAAGCCCCCGAGCCGGATGCAAAAAAACATCAGCTCAGAGGCTTTGATATATGTCGGATATTCCAAGTGCATAGTTACGGTGCCGTACATCTTCATACGGGTACTGCAAATATACTAATATTCTGTCAAACACCATACTAATCCAAACTTTTTTCACATGCAAAGCTAACCTTATAAGGACAGATTAGGAAGCTTTCAATGGACGCAGAACGAACCTTTTATAAAAGGTTCGTTTTTTCGGCAAAATCGCTATCTTTATAACAAAAAAATGATTTACGCATACATTCGTGTTTCGACAGACAAGCAGACAGTAGAAAACCAGCGGTTCGAGATAGAGAATTATTGCAGGAAAAGGCAGATAGATGTAGACCAATACATCGAGGAAACGATAAGCGGGATGAAAGATGTAGACAAGAGAAAGCTCGGTATATTACTAAAGAAGATGAAGAAGGACGATACCCTTATAGCCTCGGAAATATCCAGACTGGGCAGACGGTTGCTGGAGGTTATGTCCATTCTCGACAATCTGATGAAGAAGAAAATCCGAGTAATAACCGTGAAGGAAGGCTTTGAACTTTGCGATAATCTACAGAGCCACGTAATTGCATTTGCATTCTCGTTGGCGAGTGAAATAGAACGCAGCCTTATCTCACAACGCACGAAAGAAGCACTTGCAAGGAAAAAATCGCTTGGAATGAAACTCGGAAGGAAAACCGGAGGGACAAACTCCCGGCACAAGCTCGACAAACACAAAGAACTTATACGCACTATGGTCGAATACGGATACAGCAAAGCAGCCATCTGCCGGAAACTCAAGTGCCAGTACAGCACCCTTGACAAGCATCTCGAAAGAGAAGGACTGATAGTTAGGAACTATACTCCGCGTCCACGAAAGCCCAAGGACATTACCACAGAAAAGAAAACCGTTCCCCAGAGAAGAAAGAAGCGAAAAGTCATCATCAAGAAAAGAATCCAAACCGACCGCGCGCCACACGTTGAATACCAAGCAGCCGCTTACCAATATCGCCACCAATTGATGGAGGCAGACACACTTCGAGAAAAAGGCATTGTTGTTGATGTAGACAAGCCTGCCATACTTGAGGAGAACAAGGAGAAGCTCAAGTCTATTCGGCACCATCATCATTTGCTTTTCCCCCACGAAAAAGAAATCATAAAATTGCTAAAGCAAGGGAAAAGCAAGGTCTTTATCTCCCGATACTTTAATTGTAATATAAAAACACTGGATGCGCACTTGAAGAGAATGGGGGTGGAAGTGGTGTATAGGTGATGCCCCTTAAATGTAAGAAAGATATGGCAGAACAAGATATTAGGGAAGACCAGATGACTGTAGTCAGCAGTGTAGACTATGTAAGAGGAATGAAAGGGAAAGATAGTGTGCTGATAACCCCTTCCTCTTTAATGACGCAAAGAGGCATTTTACATACATCACTCTCCCTATCTCCAGGAGAGCAGTATGAATTACCCTATAACTCTGGGTTAATTATGATACAAAATGCCTCTCTTTCACACGAAAAGGTTGTTGCAACTTTGTGTGGAAGTGGAAGTGGAACTGTAATAGTTCCATCAAGTATCATTAATTTCTTCTCTGAAAAAACAGACAAAATTTGTGTTTTTAGAAATGGAGATAATACGAGATATATTATCAAAAATACAAGGGATAAATCTCAAAATATTATCATTACATTTATAGAATAAATCTATTTAGTTTACCAAATAGGAAGAGCTTTTCCTACCTTATATTTTTCCGTCATATCCTT